AAGTACTATTGGGCATATTAATCAATTCTTACATTTACTAGAACTTAAAGATGAAGATTGGATGCCGCATTGTAATGCTACTTACAAGACTAGTATTAAATTTATAGACTTTAGAGACAATCCCAGTGAACACCCGCACAAGTTCCATTATCCGTTTGGTATATTTGACATGACAGACAAACCACGTGGGCTAATGGATTGGTTCTTATATCAAGCAGAAACAGGTGCACTAGATCCTAGTAATTTTGCAGAGTTCTTCCACGACAGTATCTTAATGACTGATCAAAATAAAATGACTCGTAATGATGATTTGCGTGTGCGTGGGTTTAACTTTAAATCAGACACAGCATATCACATGGATGCTAGTGCGTTTGGTGTTTACTTGCGTGATAACTTATGCTTGCCTAACGGAATGCGACATATATTAGATAATGTTGTTGGTGCTACAAAGAACGAAGATGGTAGTCTCGGATTTATTCTTACAGAAAATTCTGGTCCACTAACAGCCGACTTATATATCGACTGCACAGGATTTAGGTCATTGTTATTAGAAGGACAAATGGGAGTAGAGTTTAAATCGTTTGGTGATACATTATTAAACGATAGTGCTATTGCTACCGTTATTCCTTATATTGATAAAGAAAAGGAAATGGAAAACTATACATCCTGTACTGCTATTGAAGCAGGTTGGGTGTGGAACATTCCTTTGTGGCACAGGATTGGCACAGGATATGTATATAGTAGTAAGTACGCTACTAAAGAGGAAGCTGAACAACAATTCCGCAAACACTTAGCTAGCAATCGTATGATATTCCCTGATGCAAAACGTGCAGAGGAATGTGAAGTCAGACATATTAAGATTAAACATGGTGTGCATGATCACGCTTGGGAAAAGAATGTTATTGGTGTGGGATTAGCAAATGGATTTATTGAACCATTAGAATCAACAGGATTGATGCTAACACACGAAGCCATTGTTAAAATTATTGCCACCCTGAATATGCGTAATGGCAGGGTATCACAATACGATGTGGATTTATTCAATCATGCATTTAGTGAACAGATTTGGGGATTTAAAGATTTTATTAGCCAACACTATGCTTTAAGTATGCGTAACGATACTCCATACTGGCAACAGGTTACTGGGGGTATAACATTTAGCCCAGAGATGAATACAAATACTCCAAAAATGTATAATAGTTATATTGACTTAGCTATACGCAATCATCGTACCAGAGCATACAATCAAGATATGAGCGGAATTATATACATTGCCGCAGGTATGGGGTATAACCCAATGGATCTCGCACACAAACGTTTTATGGACGAAAAGTACTTAGAAACTCCTGGGTACGAAACAGACGTATATAATAAGTGGCTAGATCATAAAGAAGAAGTGCTTAAACATATAGAAACCTTGCCTACACACTACCAATATCTTAAAGATAACATACACAATAAGTAATTTATTTTTGGTAATAAATACAGTATAAGGGCAATTAATTATGCAAAAACTAAAACAACTTTATCGTAGTTCGTATGCTGGTGAAAACATTATTACTCAGCTAACATATGAAAATGGCGAGTGGAATCCTGAAACAGAAATGGTTCCAAACCAAGTTTTCAATACTTACACAACTACACAAGCACTAGCCATTGGTAATGGCGAAAGTCGTTTGGGTTTTGATTTAACACATATTGCTAACCACAAAGGCGGGTTATTTGGTGCCAATAGATTGCAAACTTATGGATGCAATGCACTATACAGAGATTTTGCCCCAGATTTCTTAGTAGCCACTGGCGACGAAATTGTTAAAGAAATTGCCGACTCTGCATACACAAACGACAATATTGTATATGCAAACGGTCAGCACATTATTGAATATCCTGGTAAATTTTATCTAGTTCCGCAAAACGTAGCATTTGACGCTGGTTCATTAGCAGTTTATCTAGCTTGCTTTGATGGACATAAAAAAATATTCTTATTAGGATACGATGGATACGATGTAGCATCTAATGTTAATAATGTTTATAAAGATACAAACGGTTATCCAACATCAGATGAAATCCATAATGAATCATTTTGGAATTTATCATTGGGTACAGTTATGGATACGTACCCTGATGTAGAGTTTGTGAGTATTATGCCAACAGCACAATGGTTTATGGCCGCTGAGTTCGATAGTAGACCAAACGTGCGTCAAATTGATTTTAGAGATTTTGTATTAGAAGCCGATATCGGTTAATTTAATATAGACTCTAAAGTCTTTATCTTTTTCTTAACAATATCAAAATTAAAACTACGCCATAGACCTGGATGCAAAGGTCTTGGGTGGTCGTCTAGTGTAACCCAACAATAACCACGATGTTCATCATTGAGTTTAGGGACAAATTCATCTGTAACGCTTACTAAGAATGTATAGTACGCAAATTTACGATTGTCTGCTGTAAATGTTTCTAATGGAATAAACTTCTTACCAGAATAGTCTTGTCCAATTTCTTCATGTATTTCACGGACTAAACCTTGTGTGACTGTTTCGCCTTCTTCGATTTTGCCGCCAACGATTCCCCAGGAACCTGAGTGTTTAGTTTTATTTCGTAATAGAAAAAGATAGCGGTTAGTTGACTTGGCGTAAATTAATGCGCCACAACCTTCTGTGTAAGTCCCGTTCATTACAGTACTAAACTCCAGTTACCGGCAGTATATTCGCCTTCGTAACTCTTAACCCAGGTTTCACCAGTCCAGCGATATTGTACATGAGTATTTGCATTTGTGATATATTGTATACCAGGATTGCGTTTGCTATCAAATTGTACAGTCCAATATTGACCGTTCCACGTAATAATATCATTTGCATTTGCAACTAAATTAGTTCCTGCGGCACCTGCCCACGCAACAGCACTGGTACTATTAACTTCGCCGATTGGATTTAATATCAAGTAGCGAGTTCCTACAGTAGGAGCAAGTATGTGGCTATCTACAGTAACATTGTAAGGATCAATGATAGCATCGACCGCAGTTAATGTATTAGCTGGCAATGATTCTGGGAACGCAGTAAACAATAGTTGTGTAGGATCTGTTGGATTGTATGCAACAGTTCCGGAAATTTCGTGTTCGCCATCTGGATAATCAAATGTTAAACGCATTTGGCTAATACCATTAACTAAGGTGCCATATAAACTTACCATATCCATCCACGGTGTTGGTACGCCATCTTTATATAAGGTTAGTGTATTGCCAACATAGACAATCTCATAGTTCATTGGAGTAAAGCGTTGTTGACTACTTGGTTGACTATAGATAATATCTGGATTTAAGTCACCATCGGAATTATGCATGTTAGCAATAATCTGAGCAACAACACCCATCTTCTTAACCTTAGCAGGTAATGTAATCCAAATTGGCAACTCAAATGTCATTGTAGCAACGTCAATGCTAGTGTCGTCGCCCATCATTGGAACAGTACGGCTAGTGTAGTTTACATCAGTTAGTAGTACAACACTTAAACTAGTCCAGTCAATGTAATTATCGTTGCTTTGTATTTCCATGCTTGGATTAAACAATGGAGTAAGTTGTTCCAGAATCTGATGTTTTTGATCTGTATTGCTAGTCCATATATCTAACTTAACTGTTAGCTTATATGGTGCAGGCATTATGCGATCTACAGTATAGATCCCGTCTTGTGTCCCTGTATAACTTTGTTCAGTGGGGTCATAAACTTGTTCACGAAAGCGCATTGTACTTTCGTGATATGGATTTTGAATTCTTTCACGATCGTATTGAAGTCCTGAGATATAAGCGGCCATAGCAGGAACACTACTTAAAGTATTTTCGCTATTTTGTTTAAGAATAGTACTAGCTTGACGACTAGGATCGCCATAGTAAACTGGGACAGTTTGTAGTGTGCGTGTACCATTAGCGTCTTGCCCAAATTGAACTTGGAAATTAGAAACCATACGTATAAACTGTATTAAGAATTTACGTATTTGTCCGTCGTATGAAAATTGAACTACTGACATTAGTTATCTGCCTTTGGTGTTAGTACTTTACTTAAACTTTGACGCTCGTTATGAGTAGCGCCTGTAGAATCTGTGTAAGTGTTAGTGTTATTTACGTAAGTGCTCTTCTGTGTTTGATTATTTGTAGCACCTGGAGTTAAGTTAGTGCGTACACTATCCTCAACCTTAGACCAACGCACTCCGTTGAAACGGAATAAACGATTTGGTAAGTAATCTAAACGTAAGAAGTAATCGCCTTGACTTGGCGTTGCAGGGAAAGCTACACCAGCACCGGTTACAATACTGTTTGGTGCTAAACCGTCGCCGGTTAAGTAACCTTCGATTTTACTTGTTGGGCTAGCTACACCAGCATCTGTGGTAATATTTAAATTGTCAGCAGTAATAGCCGCATTGTCTGCGGTAATTGGACTAGCAACTTGTGTACCATCTTCGTTAGTTGGTAGTGTATAAAAATCTTGTGTGTTATACCCAGACTTAGGAACATTAATTTCAGCTTCTGCAATAATAGCTTGATTAATATCCATGTACTTGTTGTAAGTACTTAAAATTTGCCCCACCGGAGTTGTAGTGCTATCGCCAGCTTTAATGTTATCAAGAATATCTTTGTACTCTTGACTGTCCACTAACGGATTTAACTTAACACGCCATAAGTGCGGCCACCAAGTTGGACTAAACCCTTCACTTGCAAAACTAGCATCGCCAACAACATAATATCGTTTTAATGCGGCAGGAACGTCTTGGTCTAAAGCATCGTAATCTTTTAAGTGTTGTAATTCTAATACGTCACCGGCCATTAACTTACGACCGATCATGTCTACCATGTCACGTAAGTGGAACACCATAAAAATAGTGCCAGTTTGTAAGAACAAACCAAATTGGCTTAAGTCAAAATCTTGGTCAGCACGTTGATAAATGCCACGCATTTTATAAACATCTTGATCATACTTGCGATCACGGTTTTCTAACCATAGCAAGTCTTGAATATTTTGTGCTGATTGATTTAGGTAATCTGGGATAGTAGGATCTGTGCTACCAGTTTGTTGTTGTGGGCCTAGGTACTTATTAAGTAGTACAC